ATGTTCACCCGATTGCTATGGCACCTAATGGCGCAAGGCTTATGGAAGAAAAAGGGATTGAGCACAGCTACATACCCCACTCCGTAGACACAAAGGTAATCAAGCCAACGCATCAACTGGCTAACGGTATGGACATACAGGATTACTTCAAGAGCAAAGACAAGTTTGTTGTGGGCATGGTCGCTGCAAATAAAGCTTCGGGTATGGTTCACCGCAAAGCGTTTAGCGAAAACTTGTTAGCGTTCAAGCTATTCCAAAGAGATCACCCGGATGCGGTTCTTTACATACACACAGATCCTTCGGGCTTAGCTCATGGCTGGAATCTAATGCAACTGCTGGATAGTTGTGGGCTTGATCGCGATACTGTTATGTTCCCTAATCCTTTGGACTATCGCTTCGGTGTAGATCCTAAGCACCTAGCAGCTTTATACACAGGCATGGATGTATTGCTCGCGCCTAGCTACGGAGAAGGCTTCGGTGTTCCCACGATCGAAGCGCAAGCCTGCGGAACTAGGGTTATAGGATCTAGCTGGGCAGCCACCCCAGATCTAGTTAGTGACGATTGCTGGCTAGTCGAGGGTCAGCCTCAGTGGGATAGTGCGCAAAATGCTTGGTGGCAGATCCCAAAGGTAGACTCTATAGTCGCAGCCCTAAAGCTCGCATACGCCGAAGGCAAGACGGAAAGCCAAAAGTCTATCGAGTTCGCTAAGGCTTTTGATGTTCATAATGTTTGGAACAACCACTGGCTTCCTGTTCTGAATAAATTACTGCCACAAAAGTAGGGATCTAACAGGCTGTAAACTAGAACTATTATTTAGGAGATCCAATGCCGATTACCAATGGTTACGCCACCCTCGCCGAAGTCAAAGCAGCCATGCGAATTATTGACAATGTTGATGATGACCTGCTAGAACTAGCGATCGAATCTGCCTCGCGCCAGATAGATGGTCACTGCGAGCGCGTGTTTTATACAGATGAAGAATCAAGGATCTATACAGCCCTCGATAGCTACCTAGTTGAGATTGACGATCTGGCAGCGATTACAGAACTAAAAACCTCTAGTGACGGAGATGGCTTCGACACCACTTGGGCAGCCTCAGATTACCAGCTAGAGCCTCTCAATGGTAAGGCTGGGGGAATCTCTAGCCCTGCCACTTTTATCCGCGCTACAGGCGATTACCTGTTTCCGCGACTAGGCGATGAGGCTTTAGTAAAAGTCACTGGGACATTCGGTTGGTCGGCAGTTCCTACCGCAATCAAGCAAGCCACACTGATTTTGGCGCAAAGGCAGTTCAAGCGTTACGACAGCCCACTTGGTGTTGCTGGTATTGGTGACATCGGAATCATTAGGGTTAGCCGGATTGACCCAGATGTTGCTGCACTAGTCGCACCATTTAGGCGCAGGAGAGTTGCCTAATGCCAACAATGGCACAGATCCGCACAGGATTGGCTACTAATCTGGCAACTATCACCGGTATGCGCACTGCGGAAGTTATCCCTGACAACCCACAGCCACCAGTAGCGGTGTTCGAATTGGATCGCGTGGAGTATGACCAAGCCATGCGCAACGGACTTACGATCTATCGGTTCACAGTTCAGGTAATTGTCGGTCGCGCCTCGGCTCGATCTGCACAGCGGTGGCTAGATGCCTTGATCCCACCCGAAGGATCTTCATCTGTCAAAGCTGCGATAGAATCGAATAGAACCTTCTCAGGCGTGATCCAAGATGTAAGAGTCGAAACCATGCCAGCGATTGGTTCAGTTCAAATGAATGACCAAACATACTTGGCTGCTCAATTCGAAGTAGCCATTTACGCATAAGGAGAATCAATGTCGAAGTTCGTGGCAACAGGCACAGTAGTGACTTTCAATGGCACAGACATCACAGGTAGCGTTGCGCGAGCCGAGCTTGTCGTAAACGCAGCCGAGGTAGATGTGACCGATTTTGGATCAGCAGGTTGGACAGAGGTGATTGGTGGACTAAAGTCCGGCAGCGTATCTCTAGACTTCCACGCTGACTATGGCGCTGGTGGAGTAAACGAGTTGTTCGCAGATCTATTGGGAACAATCGGAACTGTAACTATCATCACCGCAAACGGAACTGCTGCATCAGCAACCACCCCTGCTTACACAGCCGAGGTGCTAGTAAACAGCTTCACCCCAGTAAGCGGAGCAGTAGGAGATCTTTCCACATGGACAGTGACCTTCCCGACATCTGGCGAAGTTACCTACGCAACTGCCTAATTCTGTTACTATAAAAGCATGAAAATAAACCTACACATTGACTATGTTGGTGGCGTTAGTAGAGATGTTACTGCTAACGCTGCCGACATGGTAGCTTTCGAAGATAAGTATTCAATCTCTATCGCCAATGTTTCGAGCGATCCTCGCATGAGCTACTTGTTGTTCTTGTGCTGGCACTCGGAGAAGCGCACCGGTCAAACTAAAGACACTTTTGAGAAGTGGTGCGAGAGCGTAGAGCAGGTCGGAGCAGCAGACACCGACCCAAAATCAAAGGGCTAGGGGACAGCTCCGCGCATTGGCTAATTGCCACCCTAGCTGTAGAAACCGGTATCTCACCGCGCGAACTTATGGCGCTTGATGATCGTATGCTTTGGACAATCCAGCGCGCCCTTGTAGCTAAGAACACCCCACGCACTAACTAATTTACGCTTCGGCTACAATAGTAGTTAGAGGTGAGCGTGGCGAAAACAATAGACAGAGATGACTTCCGCAGGGTCATCGGTCATCTGACAGATCTCGATAAAAAGATGATCAACGAATTGCGCAAAGAGATGCGCAAGGAGATCCAGCCAAACCTAAAAGCCATACGAAGCTTTATCAAAGGTGCGGAATCTAGGCTTCTCGCTCCCGGAAGTAAGACTGGTGAGCCAGCCAAGGTGTTCAATAATGGCAAAACTGGCTGGTCAGGTGCAAATGTATCGCTAGGTTTCCGACCCGGAAGATACAAAGGCGCGATCCTAACCATTCAAGCTACAGGTAAAAAAGGTCAGGTTGGTTACAACTATGCGGAAATGGCTAATACCCGAAGCGGTCAAAGTCGTAGAGGCGAAGCCTTTGGTGCGATGCTCAATAACCGATTCAAGTGGGATGGCAAAGGTCGCTTCCTGTATCGAAGCGCGATAAACCAGATTGATAGTATTTACTACAAGGTTGCGAAAGTTCTGTTCCGCTACGCTGACAAGGTAAACATAAACCTAGAAAGAAACTTCTAATGGCAATCAAAATACCCATTATTGTTACAGCTGACACTAAAAAGCTAACAGGCGTAACAAAAGGATTAGACCAACTTGGTAAGACTGCGACATACGCGCTAGGTGCGGTCGCTGCTGCTGCTGGTGCTATTGCGATTGCCTCGGTTCGTGAGTTTGCTAAGTTCGATGGAGCTATCCAAAAGTCCGTATCTATTATGGGCGATCTATCCGACACAATGCGCGGAGAGATGTCAGATGCGGCTAGGGAAGTTGCTAAGACAACAACATTCTCAGCGGAACAAGCTGGTGAGTCATTCTTCTTCCTAGCTTCGGCAGGTTTGAGTGCCGAACAATCTATTGGCGCACTACCACAAGTTGCTGCTTTTGCGCAAGCAGGTATGTTCGATATGGCTCTGGCTACGGATCTATTGACAGATGCCCAATCCGCGCTAGGGCTAACTGTTGATGACACCCAGCAAAACATGGAAAACATGGCTAGGGTTTCCGATGTTCTAGTGAAGGCTAACACCCTTGCTAACGCATCAGTTGAGCAGTTCTCTACCTCGCTAACTACTAAAGCTGGAACAGCGCTAAAGGCACTAGGCAAGGATGTCGAAGAAGGTGTCGCTGTTCTGGCAGTGTTCGCCGATCAAGGTATCAAGGCAGAACTTGCAGGTAACCAGCTTGCTATTGTGCTTAGGGATCTAACTACTAAGGCAATCAAAAACAAGAGCGCGTTCAAGGAGATGGGTGTTTCTGTCTTTGATGCGGATGGCGAGATGCGCAACCTTGCTGACATTGTTAGCGATCTCGAAGGCGCGATGTCGGGAATGTCTGACGAAACTGCCAAGGCTACGCTTTTGCAGCTTGGTTTCACAGATAAATCTGTTTCAGCTATCCAAGCACTACTCGGTCAGTCTGATGCTATTCGTAACTACGAAACCGATCTAAGATCTGCTGGTGGAGTGACCCAAGAGGTAGCAGACAAGCAGCTAAAAACTTTCAATGCCCAACTCGCACTTTTGCAGTCAGCTTTTATAGATGTCGCAATCTCTATCGGTGAGCAAATCACCCCAGCGCTACAAGATCTTGTGCCTAAATTGCAGGTTCTTCTGCCGATTATCGGGGAGAAGCTAGTATCCGCGCTTGAGAAGGTGGACTTCGAGCGAATCGTAGATGACATGGGCAACTTCGTCACCTTGATTGTGGACAACTTGGATACGATTGCTCAGGTTGGAAAGATCCTGCTTTATGTAGCTGGTGGTTTGGCTACTTATCGAACTGCGACAATCCTCGCTACCGCTGCCACCAACTTATTCAGTGGCGCTCTAAGGCTGCACCCATTCGGCTTAGTCATAACCGGATTGGCAGCGATCGTGGCTTTGGCTCTTGAACTCAAAAAGCGTTATGACGAAGTAACCAAATCGGTTGGTTATGTTACTTACGCTGAGGTAAAACACCAGCGTGAAATTAGGCGAACCGAATACGACCAAAAGCAACTGACTAAAGCGATTGAAGGTTCAACAGGATACCTTCGTGAGAATTATGAAAATCAGCTAAAGCGCACAAGTGCAGAACTAGACAAGCTACGCGGTTCGGCAACGAAAGCTGCTGTCGCAATCCACTCAGTCGCGCGTGAGCAAAATCAAGTCGCTTCGCTAACCGCGAGATACAAGCCAGAAGCAGCGATTAGCCCAGCCGAGCAAGCAGCAGCAGATCTAGAGGCGCTACTAAAAGCATTCGAAGATGATGCTGACAAGGTAACTACAGGCGTAGACACGATCGCCGAGGCTAGGAAGTCACTAACAACTGAGATCAACAGCATCGTTGGCAACTTCGAGAAGCTAACTGCTATTGGATCTGTGACAAGTCAGTTCGAGCAAGAGGTAAGCAGCACTTTCGAGATGGTCAATAAGACCATTGACTCGGCGCTTGATAGCAAGGTCATTAGCAGTAAAACTGCCACTGCGCTTAGGGCAATTAGTGCGACTTCGCAGTCCATTCAAATGGCTATCGCTAGGGAGCGCGAGGTTCTAGCTAACCAATACGCTGAGCTAACTAACCGACTCGGTCTAGCTAAGCAAATGCGTGAGGATGTTTCTCAATCTATCGCTTTGCAGGCAGATCTAATCTCGCTAGGCAAGACAACTCGCGAGGTGGTAAATGATCTAGGCGATGTGAGCCAAGAAAGCGTATTCACTAGCCAAACAATCATCTCTGGATTTAGGACACTCTTAGATACCACTAAGAAGTTCCAGCAGCAGCTAATTACACTGCGCGAGCTAGGTCTAGACCCTACGCTATTCAAGCAGATCATTGACAGCGGGACTGAAGCAGGATCGGCAACTGCTGAGGCAATTATTGCTGGTGGTCCAGAAGCGGTCAGCGAAATCAACAACCTGTTTACCGAACTAAATCAAGTCGGTGAGGAGATTGGTCGAACCACTAGCGAAGTTATGTTTGATGGTGGTGAGTCAGCGATCCAAGGATTGATTGACGGAGTTATCGCCAAAGACGAGGCGCTAGTAGAAGCAGCTAAAGCAACAGGCGAGATCCTAACTTCGACACTACAAGCTGCTATAGATGGTAAGCCTATAGACCTAGAAGGTATCTTAGAAGCCCTGAGAGCCTTCGAGAGCGACTTTGGTGACCTCGGTGAACTATTAGGCGAGTCCTTCGCTACAGCGCTACAGGCAGCCATAGATGCCGCGATCGCAAAAGCCCAAGCAGCCATGGCAGCAGCGATGCCTTCGGGTGGCGGTGGCTCAGGTGGTGGCGGTGGTGGCTCAGGATCTGGCGGTGGATCTGGTGGCGGTGGCGTTACTAGCATCGGTGGACCTGAGAACAACCCAATAGCTGATGCGATTGAAGAAGTGGCTGATGTTGTTGAGAAGGTTATCGCACCACTAACCGCTAATCAACAAGCGATTGTGGCTGGTGACAAAAAGGGATTGAGCACGAATGCTGGTGGACTAAACACTTCGGCGATGAGCGCTACTGCGATGCGCGGAAAAGATGCCGCGATCCAGAACTTCTACAATGTCAATGTCAATGCCGACACGCGAACTGGTGGGGCTAAGGCTGGTGAGGAAATTGTCAAGAAGCTAGTAACCTACAACCAGACCAATGGACCACTAGGCATTTCAGTTGATCTAAGGCGAGGATTGAAGTAATGGCGATACCCCAACCTAAAGTCGAAGTGGGTTTTGACCTAACCGACAGCCCGATTGGACCATTCTTCGTGCTAGACGATCCCATTCGTGGCGTATTAGACAATACCGAATGGACTCTTGCAGGCACTATCTTTGTAGACATTACGGATTCTGCTAGAACCATTGAAATTTCGCGCGGTCGAAGCAGGGACTTTGGTAATTATCAAGCAGGCGCAGCGACAGTATCTTTGAACAACCATAACCGCTGGTTCGATCCACTATACGAAGCCAGCCCATACAATGGCAACATCATTCCGAGGCGCGAGATCCGCATTAGTTCGGGAGATGAAATCCAATTTACTGGCTGGATAGATGACTGGGATCTGACCTATACGCCAGATGGGGACAGCGTTGCTGATGCGATCGCTTACGATGCCCTAAGCATTTTTGCCAATCAGACACTTAGCGAAACTACGCCTAGCGAACAACTATCAGGCGCAAGGATCAATGCCATTCTTAGCGATCCTGCGGTGAATTGGGCTGAGGATCTTAGGCTAATTGACGATGGGCAAGCCACTCTCGGAACACAAGTTATACCGGCAGACACAAGCGCACTAAGCGCACTACAGAATGTCGCGCGATCCGAACCCGGAGAATTCTTTATCGGCAAGAACGGAAGGGCTGTATTTAGGGACAGATCTAAAACACCTACAAGCGGTGACACCATTTTGTTCAGCAAGACTAGCGGCATTCCCTTTACCAATGTGAATGTTATCTACGGATCGGAATTGCTTTACAACGAGATCATAGTCACTAGAGAAGATGGCGGAACTGCTATCGCCACTAACGCAGCCAGTCAGGGTAACTATGGAATTAGGTCACTAGGCGTTACGGATCTTTTGATTTCGGATGATTTAGATTTACCAGAATACGCACTTGTCTGGGCGAGCAGGTATTCCGAACCAGAGTATCGCTTCGAAAGTATCGAAGTAGAACTCGGCAAGATCTCCCCGACTCAACAAGCCGAGATGCTATCACTAGAGCTAGGGTCTATTGTTAGAATAGAGTTCGAGCCAAATGGGATCGCGCCAGCTATCGAAAGATACATCGCGGTGATCTCGATAAACCACAGAGTAACTAGCAACGAACACTATGTCACACTCGGCTTCCAAGGTTTGGACTTCGAAGCCTTAGTTCTAGATGATCCTGTGTTTGGTAAGCTAGACACAGCAGCTTTGAGTTGGTAAAGGAAACCCAATGCCCTATTTAGATTTCACCGCAGGTCAAGTTTTGACAGCTGCGACAGTAGACGATTACCTAATGCGTCAAACAGTAATGGTCTTTGACGATGCGACAGCCAGAACAACAGCACTAACCGGAGTCCTGACCGAAGGTATGGTGACCTTCCTAAAAGACACCGACAGCACAGAGTATTATGACGGATCTGCTTGGGTGGGCATTAGCAATCCGGGTGACATAACAGCGGTGACCGCAGGGACAGCACTGACTGGCGGTGGATCAACAGGAGATGTCACGCTCGATGTAGATCTAAGTGCGATCACGATCCCAGCCTCTCAGATCTCCGACCTAACCGCTACCGCTACCGAGCTAAATTATGTAGATGGCGTGACTTCGGCGATCCAAGATCAGATTGACAACCCAGTAGCAACATTTGTCACAGATGCCACAACATCTAGAACCTTGACATCTACCGATTCAGGCAAGACGATCTTGTTTACTAGCGCATCAGCCACGACACTCACAGTAAACGCGAGCACAGACTTCGCAGTCGGTCAGAGAGTAGACATCATCGCTGACGGAGCAGGTGCGCTAACAGTTACCGCAAGCGGTGCAACCGTGGCTGGAGCAGAAACATCAACAACATCAGGTAGCTTCACGATCGGTGCGCAATACTCAGCAGCAACCCTGCTTTGCGTAGCGACTGACGAGTACCGACTAATCGGAA